CGTAATAGACAAAAAACTTCTTAATAAGTAAAGGTAACGGGTAGAGCTTAGGTTCTACCCAGTTATTTCAACGAGGACACATTATGGCAAAACCATTCGATATATCAAAATTTAGAAAGTCAATCACCAAGAGCATTGATGGCTTGGGTATTGGCTTTAACGATCCAACAGATTGGATCAGCACTGGCAACTACACATTAAACTACTTACTATCTGGCAATTTTGAAAGAGGAATTCCGATGGGTAAAGTAACTGTATTTGCAGGCGAATCAGGCGCAGGTAAAAGTTTTATCTGTTCAGGTAATATTGTTAGACACGCACAAGAGCAAGGCATTTATGTTATCTTGATTGATACAGAAAACGCACTTGATGAAGCATGGTTACACGCACTTGGTGTAGATACTACAGAAGATAAACTACTCAAACTTAACATGGCCATGATCGATGATGTGGCCAAAGTTATCAGTGACTTTGTTAAAGAATATCGCACACTACCAGAAGAGGATCGCCCAAAGGTATTGTTTGTCTTAGATTCATTGGGTATGATGCTAACACCAACAGACGTCAATCAGTTTGAAGCAGGTGAGATGAAAGGTGATATGGGTCGTAAACCTAAAGCACTTACAGCACTTGTTCGTAACTGCGTGAACATGTTTGGTACATTGAACCTTGGATTAGTTTGTACTAATCATACATACGCTAGTCAGGACATGTTTGACCCAGATGATAAGATATCAGGCGGTCAAGGATTTATCTACGCAAGTTCAATTGTTGTGGCTATGCGTAAACTTAAACTTAAAACAGACGCTGATGGCAATAAGACCACAACTGTAAACGGTATCCGTGCTGCTTGTAAGATTATGAAAACCAGATATGCTAAACCGTTTGAGTCAGTACAAGTTGAGATTCCGTATGAGACTGGTATGAGCCCATACAGCGGCTTAACTGACATGTTAGAAGCTAAGAACTTGCTTAAGAAAGAGGGTAACAGTTTAGTCTATACCTTTGCTGATAAAACAGCTATTAAACAATTCCGCAAAGCCTGGGAACGTAATGAAGATGGTTGCTTAGATAAGGTTATGAAAGAATTATCATCTAATGTAACCCTGCTAAGTACTGAATCAAAAGTAGTTGAAGAAACAGAAGAGGAGATAGCAGAATGAGCATTGAATTAGACATTGCCAGTGAAGTTTGGCTTACTTGTAAAGAGTATATCAATCCAAAAGATCGCCAGGCTGCCGCTGATCATGTTGTCAGTGTTGCAGCTGATCACAATATCACTGAAAGTGAGCTTAAAACCTTTGGTGGCACTGATGCCTATCTAGGTCGTGCCGTTAAAGAATATCTCGGCGAAGATGAAATTGAAGAACCAGATTATGATGATGAGGACAAAGACTATTAATGTCTGACAGAGATTACTATTGTTCGGTAAAGTTTAGAACTTTAAAAATTGATTTAGAGAGAAAAACCACCTATAATTGTGATGCAGCAAAACCACATCCGATTAATTTTGAATGGTGGAAAAATAATCCTGGTCAACTGTTTAACACAGAAGTTAATGTTAACGAACGACGAATGATGTTAAACAATCAAAGAAATTCCAGTTGTGAACAAAATTGTTGGCCTGCCGAAGACAGAGGTGCTACTAGTTTTCGAATCCTGCGTAAAGGAGATCAACGGACATGTTCTGATATAGAAGTTAGTCCTGAAAGTCTTGATATTACCATTAGTAGTGATTGTAATTTAAGTTGTTCTTACTGCTGTAAAGAATTCAGCAGTCAATGGCGTAGAGATATTTTAAAAAATGGTGATTATAAAATCACCAATGGTGACGAAAGATATAAAAAAAATCAATTTGACATGGTATTAGAAAAACTTAGTCAAAATGCAAAATTGAATACACCATCAAATCAATTGCTTAATAAAGAATTGGAGCTAATAGGACCTACTTTAAAAAAAGTAATGTTAACCGGTGGAGAACCTTTATTAAACAATAGTTTGATAGAAATTGTTAAGAATCTTAAAAAAATTCCTAAGGTTGTGCTATACACTGGATTGGGGGTTAGCTTATCTCGAATCGATCGGATATTAAAAGAATTAACTACATACGATAATATAAGGTTAGAGATTAGTGCAGAGAGTACAGATAAATTTTTAGAATTTAATAGATACGGAATCAAGTGGAAAGATTTTCAAAAAAAGGTAGATTTAATAATAGCATCAAACATAGAACTTGGATTTACATGCACGTTGACCAATTTAAATATATTTGGGTTTAAAGAATTTTATGAATTGTATAAAGCATATCCACTGAATATTAGAAGTGCTTATCAACCGTTGATGATGTCTGTACATGTTTTGGATGAGCAAAGTAAACAACATATTCTTAAAGAAATAGAGTCTTTACCGGAAGATATAAAAATGCAAATTACAAATTCAATCAAAGCAATACCAACAGAACAAGAAAGAATTAATATAAAAGAATTTTTAATAGAATTTACAAGTAGACGTAAGGATCTGAGCTTATCAATTTTTCCAAAATCTTTTTTAGATTGGATTGGAATCAACGATGTGGTATAGTCGTGTAGTTGCAAGTTTAGGCAGTATTCCAGACTTTATAAGTCATTATGAAAAAGAGCTGGATGAAGCCAAAACAGAAGTTGGAGTCTATGGCAACATAGAAAAGAATCTTGCTGGCCTGCCCGGAATTACAGAACGACGTTTTAATCAACTACAAGAGATTGAAGCAGTTCTTAATTACCTTAACATTCAGTTAAGAAAAATACGCAAGAAACACTTCCAAAAATATCTTGAAGGATACGCTCGTGCTTTAACTAGTCGCGACGCAGAAAAATACGTTGATGGCGAAGATGAAGTTATTGACTTTGAAACTATTATCAACGAAGTAGCATTACTGCGTAATCGTTGGTTAGGTATCATGAAAGGTCTTGAAAGCAAGAACTTTATGCTAGGTCACGTTACACGTTTAAGAACAGCAGGTATGGAGGACGCATCAATTGGCTAGACACGCAGAAACAGTATTAAGTGAACTTAGGAATTATGATAGTTTCCTAGACAGCCTACGCACCATCTGTGACATGGGCTGTGGTATAGGTAATGAGATCTATTGGTGGGCTACATTAAACACACGTGATGACCCGCCTAAACCTTACAATTATAATTGTTTTGCTGTTGACACAGACAGCAGTAAACTAGCACAAATTCCAAATCTTCCAAACCTACACAAAATTAATAGAGATTTTAACGACAGCGCAATAATACCAGTCAGTGTAGATCTCATGTGGAGTCATGACAGCTTACAGTATAGTCATAAACCATTGGAAACTTTGAGAAATTGGAACGAATTAATGACTGAAAATGGTATGTTGGTATTAAGTGTACCACAATCTAACGGAGTAGAATACAATAGATACTACAGCAGAACCTATGATCACTGCTACTACAATCATACTCCAACCAGTTTAATCTACATGTTGGCTGTTAACGGATTTGACTGCCGTGATGCATATCTGTTAAAACGTTTCCAAGATCCTTGGACGCATATAGCTGTTTATAAATCTAATATAAAACCCATGGACCCTGCTGTTACTTCTTGGACTGATCTGATAGATTTAAATCTATTACACCCAACGGTGGTCAACAGTATTAACAGACACGGACACTTACGACAAGAAGAAATAGTCATGCCATGGTTGGATCGAGAAAACTATTTCATTGATTATGTTAGTAACTGGACCAAAATACCTAAAGAAGCGGGTGAACCTACTATCGACGGAGTGTTTAATACTGAAATAGAATCCAAAGAACAGACAGTGAAACAAGGTAAAACGATAGAAAAAACAACCTCGATACTTAAACCCGTTGGTATAACTCGCCCTCCTAAACAAGCCTACACTTCAAAATGATCAATCGTGTGGTATTAGTAACTGGAGGGTTTGACCCTCTGCACAGTGGCCACATAGAATATTTCAAAGCAGCTCGTCAATTGGGAGATATGCTGATTGTTGGAGTAAACAGCGACAGTTGGTTAGAACGTAAAAAAAGTCGTTCATTTATGCCAGCGCAGGAACGTATTGCTATCATTGAAAATTTAAAAATGGTATCACACTGTATTTTGTTTGATGATACTGATGGTAGTGCCATAGAAGCTATACGCAATGTCAAGATGATGTATCCTAACAGTCAAATAGTCTTTGCTAACGGTGGTGATCGCACACAGAATAATATACCTGAAATGAGTGAATCGGATGTTATATTTGAATTTGGCATAGGTGGTGAAGATAAAAAGAATTCAAGTAGTTGGATACTCGAAGAATGGAAAGCACCTAAAACAGAACGTCCGTGGGGATATTATCGTGTCTTGCATGAAGTACCTGGTACCAAAGTTAAAGAACTGACTATAAATCCTGGATTTAGTTTAAGCATGCAACGACACTATGATCGTACAGAAGAATGGATGATTACTGATGGACGTTGTATGGTTGAACAACATACCCTACCTTCAAGTCAATTGATTCAGATAACGCTGACTAAACATCAAACACATCATGTTAGCGTTGAAAAGTGGCACAGATTGTTTAATCCATTCGACGAACCATGTAAAATAGTTGAAATACAATATGGAATCGTCTGTACCGAAGATGATATAGAACGCAGATAAATACTATATCATGATGAAAACACTACTCGCAATAATTAAAGAAAATGAAGAATTGGCTGCAAATCCACAGACTGGACAAGTAGATCAATTAATTAAAGACATTAAAGCTGGTGAAATAGCACCAACAGTTGTACAGGCAATTAGCAATTACATAAACAAAAAATTAGTCCAAACACAACAGCCAACCGTTGCAACTCCACAAGTAACTGAACCAGAAGTGGCTCCAGAAGTGGCTCCAATCGATCAAGAAGAAAAAGAACTGGCAGAAGCGGTAGCAATGGCCATGCCTGCAGGCACTACACTTAAACCAGATGAATTACGTAAGTTTTTATTAAAAGGCGGCATCAGTAAAGACGAAGTTGATAATATTGTTACTTTTACATATAAACAAACTATTGAATTGGCTTGTAAAGAAATAGCCGCAGTAAAACTGTATAAAGCTGAAGCAGCTACCATGCTAGCACAACTATTTTTTAGCGTACCGGGCACACTAAGCCAACGTAATCACATAGCTAATGTATTAACTACAACTGGGGTGTTGGATCTCAAAAAATTGACTAAACCTGGTGTTGGCACACTAGATGATCTACTACTGCCTAAATATAGATCAAATCCTATAGTTGTAAACTTAAAATTAAAACTTAAAAATCGCAGTGATTTTCCTACACAGGTTAGTGCGGCAAACAAAGGAGCTGGTGAAGACCTAATCACTATCTTAGGCAACCCTGTTAATAAATTAAGCCCAGGTGATTTAAATATTGCCGGAAAAGAAATTGAAATCAAAGGTATGGGTGCTAGACTAAAAGGCTTTGGTGGCACTAGTGTTTACGGTGATGCAGCACGTATCTACAAAGAATGGGCAAACATAATGATACAGGCCCTAGGACCCGCAGGATTAGAAGTGTTAGAAGGGTCGGGTGCTAGTCTTAAAACATATCTACATTTTAGCCTAAAGAATTTAAATGCCTTAAATGATGCTATACAAGTTAGCAAA